CCTGATGTATTATTTATCAGGATTATTATTCTTCAGTAATTTTTGAAGTTCTGCTGTTGAACCAACAAACAAAGCATTGTTGACTGTAGTTGGACCTTTACTTACTTTCTCTTCCTCCACATCTTTCAACTTCTGCTGTAGGGTCATCAGTTTGTCTGTGGCATCAGCAACATTTTTAATTAACTGACCAGCAACCTCATATGCTCTAGGCATCTCACTCTCTTGAGCAAGTTCTAAGATACCATTAATTGCCTCTTGTCCCTTTTCAATAATTGAGTAAAGATTACCTCTGGTATATTCATAATCTTTCTCTACATCATCTTTGGTAAGGTGAGCAGGTTTCTCCTTACCTGGTGTAATGTCTATGATACTATCATCTGTCATAACAGTCCACCATCAAAACCAAAGTTATCACCAATATCAATGAATCCAGAATCAGATGCTTGAATACCAGAGACAGATGCTCCAAGGACATGATTACTAGATGTGGTCTTATCTTGTCCTCTCTTAACAGTTATATTATTACCATCAACAGATTCAACAAACATTTCCTCATCACCAACAGTTATATATTCTTTGGCAGTAATTGCTGATCCATTTGCAACAGTAATTATGGTCTCTGTTGCATCAACATTTTCAGCAAGTTCTGTTAGAATATTTCCAGAGTAGTTCTTAGTTGCTCTTGGTACAACACTATATGAAACATCTCTCTGATATGTCTGACCAGATGATGTTCTCTGACCAGAAACATAACCAACTTGAACCTTTTTAATAACATCACTAGAGACATCACTAATTGGTCCATAAAGATTAGTCTTTGCAATGAATCTCAAAGTATAAACAAGTGCTCTTCTAGTATCAAAGTTTCCTTCATAGTCATCCACCATTGATACACTTTCAAGTTGCACAGGAACATTAACAACTTCTCTAAGACTACCAAGAAGTTTAATTGGAAGTGTGTATGAAGGTTGAAAATAAGGAAGAATTTGCTCAACAATTTGCAAAGCATCATCATTCAATTTGGTCATAATTGAAAGTTCAAAACCCATGTTATATGGGACAGGCATAAAAACTTTTTTTGTTTTTGTCCCTGAATCAGTAACAGGATGAAATGCTTGAGTTTGTGTTGCCTTTCTACCAGGGTCATACTGCAGATCTATAAATTCAAATGACATTCTTGGTAGAGTCATCTGAACTGGTTTGTTTAGATCTGCCTGCTGCTCAAGTCTTGCTAAGAACTTTTGAGTAGGACCATATGCAAGTGGGACCTTTGTAATACTAAAGGTATCATCATTAGCATCTTTCTTATGAATCTCAATTCCATTGAAAAGAGATCCAAAAGCAATGATTACTGATCTAAAGATTTCATTGTAAAAATGTTCAAACATTTTCTTACTTATTTTTTTCTATTTATTAAGGCATACCAAAGGGATTAGTTTTGGTAAAGTCAATGATTTCATCTGCTCTAATTTCAATACCATCATTGTCAGCAAATGGATCCACTGTATCAAATTCCTCTCCACTTTTTAGGGTATGTTCAGCACCTGATTCTGAACCAATGATTGTTTCACCCACAGTAAATTTACCATCAATCAATGACACTTCAAGAATATTATTTTCAGCATCATATGACTTAACTCTTGCAGTTGTTCCAGAACTAGAACCAGTTACAACTTCATTGAATATAAATGATCCAGTGCTTGTGGATACAGGTTCAGAAATTTGAACAGTTGGTGTAAGTACATATTGACTACCACTATCTGTTATTGATATACTTGTGACAACACCAGCAGCATTCATATTTGCCACACCAATTGCTGTAGTTACACCAGATATTAAATCAACATAATTTTTAAATATAGGATCATTAGATATAGTAACTGTTGGTGGTGATAAATATCCACCTCCACCATATGTAATACTAATATCAGTTACTATACCACATTGATCAATACCAAATTCAAATACTGAAGTTGCTATACCAACATTTGTTGATGCTTGATTAAGTGTTATTGTTCCTGCTCCAATACCACTTACAAATGTTGCTTCAGGTATAAAGTTATAGAGTTCTGTGCTACCAACACTTAATCTGACTCTATCACCAACTAATATACCTTCTGTTGTAATACCTGTTATTGATGTAGAAGTAGTTGATAATGTGCCAGAAGTAGAAATAGAATTAAACCTAATAGTAGCAATACCAGTAGCAGTAAATTGTGTTCCAACACCAGAAGGTGCTGCTATGGTTACACTTGGGGCAGATATGTATCCAAATCCACTATTTCCAATAGCAAGACTTGTTACAGATCCACCAATTGAAATTGTTGCAGTTGCAGTTGCTTGGACAGGTGATGGTGATCCAAAAGCAATATTAGGAGCAACAGTATATCCTGCCCCAATAGTTGCTGAAGTTCCAACTGCCCACGCATCAGCAGGGTCAAAAGAAACTGCTGTTATTACACCTGTAATAGGATGAATAGTGGCAATACCAGTAGCATGTTGTGTAGGTGCATCCTGACCAGTAGATGTGGTGATTGCGACAATTGGAGCACTTGTATATGCTCTACCTGTGGTGCTGAAAGCTATAGAACCTGGGTCTATAGATGATCCAGCAATTCCTATGGTAGCAGATGCAATGCTTACTCCAGGGTGAGCAATAGTTACTGTAGGAACTGTTGTATAGAACTTGCCTTCATCAGTAATAGTAAGTGAATCAACTCTACCACCACTTATTGCAATATCTTGAATTGTTGCTGTGGCAGTTGCATTATTACCTGTGCCTGTTGGATCTGAAAATGTAACAGTAGGAGCAGACTTATAGAAAACACCACCAGTAGTGCCACCAGGGAAAAGATAAGTAGCAACACCAACACTTATAGTGGTGTCAATAATACTAGATCCAGCACCAACACTTATGGGTACACCAATAGTTGCAGTTGCTGCTGCCCCTACATGTGTTGGAGTAGATATGCCAACAGTTGGCACTGATGTATATCCATTTCCTCCAGAACTAACATTAATTGATCTAATTCCACCAATTGTCTCAATACCAACAACTTTAGCAGTTGCACCCCCACTTCCTACTATAACAACTGATGGAATTGTAGTGTATCCAACACCAGGATTAGTAATACGTATTGCATTTACTGATCCTCCTTTTGTTCCATCACAAGTAACAATATCATCTGTTAAAATTGCAACTGCTTTGGCATCAATACCACCTGCAGGAGCAGATGATATTGCAACAACAGGTGCTACTGCATAACCACCACCTATGTTAGTAACTTCAATACTTCTTATACATCCAGATGCAATACCAGTAACTGATGCAGATGCTGAAGTTGCAACACCAATCAATTGTAATTTTTGTATAAAACCAAGTTGGTCAATTTCATCATCAATTGTCTCTACACCAGTGTCAATAACTTCATCATCATATCTGTAAAGTTGACACTTCAGAGTATAGACATAATTTTTTTGTAATTGATAGAATGGTTGCTCATGCTCAACATAATTTATTTCAAACAATCTATCACCTAAAGGGAAATAAATTAAATCACCTTCTTTTGGTCTAGTAGCTAACTCAATATTTGGAATATTTTTAATAAGTGGAGAAATATAATTCTCATATCTCTCTCTTGAGACAATAAGTGTCAAATCATCTTGTTCTTGAATACCAAACTTTGATAGTAAAGTTCCTTGCCCACCATATCCCTCATAACTATCAAGATATGCTTCTATTGGATAAGCATTATCAAATTCTGATTGTATTACCTCTCTAATTACAGTATTTTTTGTTACATACCTTCTAGGGATGTAAAAAATCTCAATCCCATACATCTGCAATTGTTCATTGACAAGACTTTGTATGAGATTTTGCTCTTGCTTAGAGTTGTTTAGGAAGAATGGATTGAGCATAATATCAACCTATCATGTCAAATGGAGGCAACTCATATTTACTTAACATCTCTACCTTTATTTCATCTAACTCTCTTTGTCCATCATCATAAAGTTGTCTTCCATTAAACTCAACTCCACCAGGCAGTTTTACACCAGTAAATTTAATTAAATTTTGACCCCACTGCCTTTTGATTAGAGCAGTTAAATATCTCTTGAGGAATGGGTCATTGTAAACTCTTGTATAATCTTCAGGATTTAGTGCTCTGTAACACTCAAGGATAATAAACTCTCCTTCTTTAATATTATCATAATCAACATCTAGATACATTCTATCTTGTCTAATGTTGAATCTTATTCTCTTATGTGTGTTCAGAAGAAAATCCATGGTTTCCAAATAACTCATGGACATTGAATATGAAAGCAAATCAGTGCTTCCAAAGTAGTAAATATCATTCAAGAACAGTTGATATTTAAAACTGAACATATTGCTACTGCTTATAGACTGAGCATCATCATATTTAAAGATCTTTTCAATACCTATAACTTGAGGTGGAATCTGAATATAATTGCTATTTTCATAGTAAGCAAAGTTTGTAGAATCTCCACCAACTGTGGTGCTTACTGTGGTTGAAGTGATACCTGTTTGAGTTTCTCCACTTTTAGCACCTGGTGGTCTTGCTTTACCTCTTTCAATATCTTTTTCAGTCATCTGGTACTTGAGAAATGTCTTCTCAACACCATCATAATGTCTCTCTTGAAAATATTGAATAGCATCATCCATCAAGTCCTGGACTTGCTCATCAGCAACATTTATCTCCAAGACAGGCGCGCCCAACTGTCTTAAACAATAATCTATGAGTTCTTGTCTTGAAGAAGGTTGTGCCATTATACACTATTTCCTTTTCTATATTTATTAGATGGAGAGACCTCCCTCTACCAGTACATTTCCTGATACCATCTTATATACTGTTGATCCTGAACTCACAGCAGAGATATCATAGTAGTATCTACCTGGATTTAGAGAGGTGGTAACATCATCTGTTAAGGATATGTTAAATTCACCATTTGCAGCACTAGTGATTCCACTTGTAAATGAAGTGATACCTCCACTAGATGCTCCAATAGCAACACTTTTTTTCATTCTTGCTTGAATTGTATAACCAGACAAATCAAATACAGATTTATTTTCCTGTTTAACAGCAAATGTGGATCTAAAATCTGCACCCTCTAATATTGTAAGGTTCACACCAAATGCTACATTAGAGTCTGGATTAAAGGTGATTGTATTGTTAGCCATTGATTACTGCTTTTAACATTGACTTGATTTCATCTAGATCACCTTTCAAATTATCAACTTTTTTCTCAAGGGAGTCAACTCTTTCTTTATCAGATAAGAGTTTCTCCCTATTTTTTATGTATGCTTGAAATTCACCTTTATTAGTATTAATTAGAGCATTAGTCTTCCCATCTCTCGATAGGTTCTTATTGCCTTCAACTGGTATTAAACTCATGCTAATGCTAATGCTCTAAGGTTTCTAAATTGAGGGACACATGCTTGATTAGAAGATGTTCCAATCAGTTTAAGTCTAAATGACTTGAATGGAGGAAGATTATCCATGGTAAATTTATATTCAGTAAAGTCATTCACAGCAGGTGTTTGAGTCAGTTTATCACTCTTTTCCTTCTTAGTATCAGGAGTTCCATCTGCAAGAGAAATATCAATTACATTACCATAAGTATCAATGTTATTGATTCCAGGGAATGGTTTAAATTTAGTTTCTTTTGCACTAACATCTTGGTCAAGAGCATAGAATAATCTTACATCACTTGAAGTTGCAACATAAGCATCAAGGAATACTTTCAGTGATGTTGCAGGATTTTCAAGAGTGACATTTTTGGTAACATAAAGCATACTGTTAGGATCTTCTGGGATACCAACAACTCTTGGATCAGTTGCAAAATCAGTAATCTTTCCATCAACTCTATTAGAAACAAATACAACAGAGGAGTGGTTAAGATCAATCATTGGTGAAATTCTAGTATCATAAGTCAAAAGGTCAAGATTGAGAGTGAATGATTTGTTGCCAGCTAATCCAGCTAACTGTTCAGTTTCATTTACTGATGATGCAACCATTCTTTGAGACTCAAAATAGTTCTTTTGATTAAACTGAACATCTTGATATCCCTGATCAACAAATGATGCCTCAACACCTGAGACAGATGTTTCAGAAATAGTTCTTGCTGATGCAAGAATGAATGAACCCTCTGGTGTTGTAGAAGT